AACGGAAACGGAGGGAGTCATTGAGTGCTTATATTTCAATGGTTACGGCATTTTGGGAACGTCTCGGGGACGTTCGCTACATACTTTTGATTAAGTTAATAGTCTTTTGTTTTTCTTCTGTCGCAGTTTCTTCTAATAAATGAGAATAAACTTCTAATGTTGTTTTTATGTTAGCATGCCCAAGCCTTTTAGATATATAGTAAATTGATACACCGCCATGCAATAAATAAGAACAATGTGTATGTCTGATCGCGTGCAATGTAAAGTTACCAATTCTATTTTCTAAACAGAATTTTTGCAGAACCTTTGTAACAGCATTATTTGTTATTAATGAATGACCAGTATTGAATATTTGTTTATTCATATTGATTGGCATTTCTGACAATGTTGTTCGCAATACTTTCATATCTTCAGGTGGAATGTCAACTATACGATCAGATGTTTCTGTTTTCGTACCTCTTAAATGAATCGTATTTTTTAAGTAGTCAATATCATCAGTTGTTAATTTTTGAACTTCCCCAAAACGTCCACCTGTAATAACTAGAATGTAGATAAAAAGATACGATTGCACAGGTACATTCGCTGCATAAGTTTTTAATTCTTTATAATCTTTTATACTCATAAATTTATCTTCTTCAGGCTGGCTAGGTTTTTTACCTTTAATAATTGCTTTGTAAGTTGGGTCTTTGTAAATAAGTCCTTCCTGCACAGCATCAGACAACGATGCTTTTAGACAATTGTGTATCTTTTTGACCGATTCGGTGGCGTGATTAGCACCATACCATTTAATAAATTTACGATACAAAATAGTAGAGAAGTTGTTTAATGTAATGTCGTCTAGATTTTCAGTTGCTAAAAATTTTTTAAACTGATTAATAGCATTAACATACGTCTGGTATGCTTTATCTGTAATTACATTCTTTTTGTTGACTTCAATCCATTGTTCATAATAGTCGATAAAAGAACTTTTGTTATTGATAATAATGCCTTGCATTAACTTATTTTTAGCAATTGTTTCAGCTTCAGTCGCTTCTCTTTTAGTTTTAAAGCCTTTCTTTTTATATCGCTTTCCTTCATAGCCGAAATCATAATACCATTTGTTACCATTGTATTTTTTAACACTCATTCTCTTCACTCCTTTTAGAACGTATGTTCTATTTGTATTTAAAAAATATATAGGGTAGGCGGGCTACCCAGTATATTTTTATTGAATTACGCTACAATATGATTTACAATAACATTAAGATAACTCGAGAAGGATTAACACTGGGTCCCAAAATGGGGTAGGTGCGTTTGCACTGAGCATTCCTATGTGCCTGGGGTTATCTTTTTAAAATAAACATGGATATCTCTCTATTCCTTTTATTTTTTGTTCTACGCGTTATCTTTGCTTTGGTCGGCGGAAGATGACGCTTTTTCTATGTTCTTATACTCGTACATTTAACGCTCGGTGTTAAACATGGTATAATACAAGAAAAAGTAGGTGAAAAAATGTCCCCTAAAATAAAAGTGAGAAAAAAACCAGTTATTGTTGATGCAGAAAAAGCTAAAGAAACAATATTCATTGAGACCTTAGAAGGTCGCATGAAAGCCGAAAAGGGCGACTGGATTATAACTGGAGTTAACGGTGAAAAGTATCCAGTAAAACCAGATATATTCGAAAAGACATACGAAGTGCTTCTTGATTAAACTTCGAGAAGTGCTTTTTTGATAGCTTCGTAAGTGAAAGAATATGCCCAATGTACATTTTTTCCATAAATCTCTATACATATGAAGAAGGGCACGTGATGTGCCCTGCAAGAATCTTTATTTTCCTAAGCCCATGTTGATAATAATATCTCTTTCAATCTCTTCATTTTTTTTCGCTAATCTGCCACTTATAAAAAAGGCGTCGATTAAAGTCCAAAAACCTAGTCCGCCTAATGTGAAAGTCATTGCGATAGCATAACCAATGTCACCTAAGTAGTAACGATGTCCACCAATTCCTCCAGTAAAAAACCATAATAACCACGTAACACCTGTCTTTTTTTCTCTTTTGTCCATCTCTGATCGTAAAATCATTAAATCATTTTGAGTCATATTTTGTTTCGCTTGTAAATTCATTTTGCAAAACCTCCTAGTTCAATTTATTTATTAAACGCACGAAGCGGTTTAATCGGTTACTATAAAATTACTTTGCCTACAAGTTGTATACCTTCATTTTGATAGAAGTGTAAGTCCTTATAGTTTTTGTTCAGTGATATTAGAGTTAATCTATCATCTTCTACACGCACTTTTTTGACATAAGCTTCTCCGTTTATAATGAATACACCAATCTGTCCGTTCTTAATATCGTGTGTTTTCTCAACGAAGATGATTTCTCTGTTTCTAAAAACAGGCTCCATTGAATCACCATTGACTTGCAAAGCTAAGTCATGTGGTGGTATATAACCCTTCACATTGACTTTAAATCTCGGCTCATCAAACAGTTGTTCGCCAGTACCTGCAGAAGCGTATCCATAAACAGGTGTCTCTTGAATGATATCGCCTTTGTAATCGTCTAAGTCGATTACATCAGAACTGTTGTTGTTCTGTAACGACAATTGGTTTTTGACATAGTTATAAACGTTCTTCTTACGTTTATCTGTCAATTTAGATACTTCTTTAGAGATTTTAGATTCGATAGATTCAATTTGACGTTCTTCGTCTGGGACACGATATGCATCGACATCATAACCCATTAACCAAGCCTCACCGACATCTAATGTTTTAGATAGTAAATATAATTTGTGTTGGTCGGGAGATGATTTGTCGTTAACATATTGTGAAAGGTGACTTTTAGACATTTTTATTCCAAGTTCTTTTTGATATGGCTTAGACATGTTTAAAATGTCAACTTGGCGAAGATTTCTATCTTTCATCAATTGTTTTAATCTATCCGAAGTAGTTTGCATGTTATCACCTCTTTAATTTCATTATATAGGAAGAGAAAAAAAGTTCAATAGAAAAGTTCAATTTTTTTAACTTAAAGTGTTGACTTTGTTCAAGAGGAAGGTTATTATAAGTGTAGTTCAAATATTTGAACTTTAGGAGGTGGTTATTTGAAGACAAAATCTAACTTTGATTTTTCCTTATTGAATGGTCGTATAGTAGAAAAATACAGTACGCAATTTAACTTCGCCATCGCACTTGGAGTTTCAGAAAGAACACTATCTTTAAAGTTAAATAATAAAGTTCCTTGGAAAACAACGGATATAAAAAGAGCGTGTAAGCTCTTAGAAATTCCAATAGAAGATGTGCACAAATATTTTTTTAATAGTTAAGTTCAAATATTTGAACTTGATAGAAAGGCGAGAAGAATAATGCAACAAATTACATTAACCAAAGAAGAACTGAAAGAAATTATAGCAAAAGAAGTAAGAGAAGCTATAAATGGCAAGAAAATTATTAATCCAAATTTAATTTTTAGTGGTGTAAGAATTGAAAGTGAAGACTTTGAAAATATAAACGAGCAACACGAATTTATGAAGCATTTATCACTAGGAAGAATGAATAGGTTGGGTCAGCCGGTTTCACTAAAAAGGTATAGACATGGTTTTGAATCACATCATAGAAAAGCTTATGTACAAGATGCACATGACCATATTAGAAAACTAACATTGTCAGCATTTGGTGTAACACTTAACTCTGATTTAAGTGAATCGGAATACAGTCAAGCAGCAGAAATGTACACTGAGATCAAAGAACTTTACTTACATCTATACAAAAAGCGCTTAAGTGAATTAAGTATAGAAGATTTTAAATAAGGAGGCAGAGCAATGCAAGATTTACAAACCTTCAACTTTGAAGAATTACCAGTAAGAACATTAACAGTAGACGAGGAACCATATTTTGTAGGTAAAGATGTAGCCGAAATATTAGGTTATGCGAGAACTGACAATGCTATTCGGAATCACGTTGATAATGAGGATAAGCTGACGCACCAACTTAGTGCATCAGGTCAAAATAGAAACATGGTAATTATAAATGAATCAGGTTTATATAGTTTGATTTTCGATGCTGCTAAGCAAAGCAAAAATAAAAATATTAGAAAGATAGCAAAAAATTTCAAACGATGGGTGACTTCAGATGTCCTACCATCTATTCGCAAACACGGTATCTATGCAACAGACAATGTAATTGAGCAGACATTACAAAATCCAGATTACATTATTAACATTCTTACAGAATACAAAAAAGAACGTGAAGGTCGACTTTTAGCAGAGCAACAGGTACAAGAGTTAAAACCTAAAGCGACATATTACGATCTAGTTTTACAAAATAAGTCGTTATTATCGGTTACCAAAATTGCTAAAGATTACGGTATGAGCGCTAGGACATTAAATAAGCTATTACATGAATTAGGTGTGCAGTATAAGCAAGGTGATATTTGGCTGTTGTACGCAAAATATCAAGACAAAGGATACACGCAAACAAGCACATATGCTTTAGATGACGAACATTCTAAAGTAAGCACCAAATGGACGCAAAAAGGTAGGTTGTTTATTTATGACTTACTGAAACGCAACAACATCCTGCCGATGATAGAAAAACAATCAATTTAAAAGGGGGTAAGGGCAATGGAATTTGAATATGTTGACTTAATAGATGATACGCGGTTGGAAAACTGTTCACTTCAAGAAATAGACGGTGGGGCTTTTGGGTTACCTGGCATTTATATAGTTGCGACCTATACAAATGCACAAGGTAACAATAACCAACTAATTATAAACCCTGATTACATCTTAAAGATGAAGCATAAGAGTTTAAGTGTGGTTAATTAAGATTGGGCGAGCACACTACCAACAATTGAAAAACAACCAACTTAAAAGGAGGTATAGCAATGAAAGAATTAAAGCTAATCAAAAAAGCACTTCTCTTGTATATCGCTGCAACGATTTTAGAGAAAGTGCTTAAGAAAAAATCAGATGAAAAAATGTGGGAAAACGCTATGAGTTTCGCTCGTCAAAAACTAGATCTTGAATTAGCTCTAATAAAACCATATTTTCAGCCTGACGAGTGATTAGTTGCTTTGTATCTATTAGAAATTAAAACACACAACTCGTCGTGGGAGATGTGTGCTACGGAAATTTTGGTTGGTTTTAGTTTCCACGACCAACTGTACAAATTTTGCTGGTATCGTCTCCAGCCCTGTAATGTACTTAGATGTTCAATCAAAGTCTAGCGTCCTAATAAGTTACTGCCTTCTAGTACGCCTACCTTGTTAACGTCTCAGTTGACGATGGAGCACAACAAAAGATGCCCTGAATTTAGATTTACTTGTCTATAAAACCACAGGATGATTTAAAACCTCGCATAAGCAAGGAAACCACCTCCCAGTGTAATGGGGTTGGAATAAGTATATAACGAAATATCGTTATAGGCAATAAGGAGTGATACAGTGTTGAACTTGAAAGAGTTAAGAGAAGAAAAAGGAATTAGTCGCTATCGATTATCAAAAATGACAGGGCTACAAAATTCAACAATACGTTCAGCAGAATTAGAGAGCAACAACCCAGGGTTCCTCACGGTTTTAAAAATATGTAAAGCGTTGAATATTGATATATCAAAAGTTTTAGAGAAATAAAAGTGTATCGATACAGATTATAAGAGAGGAGGTACTCCCAATATGAAAATCAACGTTTGCGGTGTGAATTATGAAGTTTTGCAACTTGATGAAGTTGATAACGACCCGAGTTGTTTAGGTCTTTGCGTATATGAAAAAAGCCTGATTCAGATTAAAAAAGGCATTTCTATAGAACGCAAGAAGCAAACTTTAATACATGAATTATTACATGCAATGTTATACGAAGCAGGCTATTACGAACATGATGAAAACCAAGTGGACAATCTATCAGTGGTGCTTAATCAAGTGATTAGTCAAAACGATATAAAAGCCACTCTAAAAGAAATAGAGTAGCCAATGTTCGTTTTAAACATTATAAAAAGGAGTGATTCCAATGGTATTTACAAATAGTTTATTACTTATTCATCTAATCATGAATATAGCTATTCTAATAATGCTTGTAAGAATCGGTAGAGATTAAATTATAACAGAAGGGAGAGAAAGCACATGAACAAACCAAGCTACGTAAAAATAGCACTCTTAATCGTCATCTTGGTGGAAGAGATTAGGAATGCTAGAAGTTACAAAAAGGCTATTGGTAAACCATTTTCAATAAATATGAATGTAGAAACTCAACAATTAAAAGAGATCGTTGAAGATTATGTACGAAAGGTATCAGATATACCTAAAATTACAGAAAGGAAGTGATACTAATGTCAAAAACATATTGGTACATGGACGACCTAATGAATGAGGTCGGCAGAGGTAGAAAGTGGATAAGAGACCATATTCTAGAAATACCTAGATTCAGAAAAGAAATTGAGGAGTTCAGTCATTTCCCAATCAACAACAACGATGAATATATGTTTGTCGGTAGCAAGATGAAAAAGTGGCTTGAAGAGAATTTTAAAGAGATTGAGCGCTTCAAGTATATGTGAAAGGAGGTGGTTAACATGAAAGAGTTAACAGCAGTAGCGTTAATGCTTTCAGTAGCGTTTATTACAACGACAGTATTGGCGTTTGCGAACGTATACTTTACGACACTACTGTTCTGGGTACTCGTAACACAATTTTCGATGTACTTCGCTACACACTGGGTTTTCCGGCAATTAAAAAAGACTGATTGCTAACAGCAATTAGCAAATCAGTCGAGGGAAGTTCATAACTAAAATTACAGAGTACTAAAATCCATTAACGCAATAGCGTCATTTTAGACTGCGTATTTCAGTATAAACTATGTCTAAAAAACCTAAGGGGTAAATTAGAATACCCCTATTATAACAGATTAGAGAGAGGATGCAAGTAGAATGGCAAATAAAAATTACATGACAGTGATGGAATATACAGCGTTAAAAGAATTAATTGTATCAGAAACTCGATTAAAAGATGAAAATCAAAAACTTAAAGAAAGAATTTCGGTCTTAGAGAGTTTGTATGATTACGAAAAGAGTACAAATGAAATGCTAAAGAAAGAGCTTGAAAGTCACACAGTTCTAGAATATGAGGAGGAACTTTTGGATGAGTAATATATTTGAAATTAACGAGCGTTACTTACAAGTCTTAGATATGTGGGACGATGTTGACCCACAACTGATTCAAGACACGTTAGACTCAATTGAGTCAGAAATGCATGAGAAAGTCGATAACATTATTAAACTAAAGCGTTCCGTTGATGGTGATGTAGACGTAATTGACGCAGAGATTAAACGTTTACAGAAGATGAAAAAACAGAAAGAAAATCTGTCAGATAAGTTAAAAGGCTATCTAGCAATAATGCTTGAACAACGTGGTTTAAGAAAATACAAGACACCTACTAATCATATTTACAAACGAAAGAATAAACCGAGTATTGTTGTTACTAATGAATCTTTAATCGATAAAGCATACTACATTCCACAACCACCAAAGTTAAACAAAAAGCAAATTGAAGAGGACATTAAAGCTGGTGTAGATGTTGAAGGCGCTGAACTAAGTGCGAGTGAAAGTTTGGTGATTCCAAAATGAAGAAATCCGAATCAGTAATTGAGATAAATAAGGCGATGGTGGCATTTAGAAAAGAGGTCAAACAACCGATTAAAGATAAAAGTAATCCTTTCTTCAAATCTAAATACGTTCCCCTAGAGAACGTCGTAGAAGCCATTGACGAAGCTGCAACGCCTCATGGACTCTCTTACACACAATGGGCATTAAATGATGACAGTGGACGAATTGGTGTTGCTACAATGCTCATGCATGAAAGTGGCGAATATATAGAGTATGATCCTGTTTTTATGAACGCTGAAAAGAACACGCCACAAGGTGCTGGGTCACTAATTAGTTATTTAAAACGTTATTCATTATCGGCAATATTTGGAATTACCAGCGATCAAGATGATGACGGTAATGCAGCGAGTGGCAAGCAGAATAAAACAGACCCTAAAGTAAGCAACAAGACAGTAGGTATTTTGAAGCAAGAAGTACTTAATTTTGTAGAACTTATGAAGTCTCTAAATAAAGATGTGACGCAACAAAAAGCCGAAAAAGAATTTGGGATCCAGAGCTACACTTCAATGACAGAGCAACAAGCAGTTAACACAATAAACAAAATTAAAGCTATGGCCAAAAAATATAAGGAGAATGAAAAATGATTAATAGGACAACGTTAGTAGGTCGATTAATAAAAGACCCAGAATTCAGAACAACACCATCAGGTGTAAGTGTAGCGACTTTTACTCTCGCAGTGAATCGTACATTTACGAATGCGCAAGGAGAACGTGAAGCAGATTTTATTAACTGTGTTGTTTTCCGTAAACATGCTGAAAATGTTAATAATTTCTTATTCAAAGGTAGCCTTGCGGGTGTTGACGGACGATTACAGTCACGCAGTTACGAAAACCAAGAAGGTCGCCGTGTGTATGTCACTGAAGTTGTTTGTGATAATGTTCAATTCCTTGAGCCAAAATCAGCAAACCAACAAAGCAATCAATCAAGACAATATGAAACGCAACCACCAAAAAGAGATAATCCTTTTGTGAATGCAAACGGTCCAATTGATATACAAGATGAAACTTTGCCGTTTTAAGCCGCTTAGTGAGGCGATAACATGCAGTGGATAGATAAATATCAAAAACAAGATAACGGCTTGTACAATGTCGTTATACGCAATGTAGAGTTATCTGATAAAGACTTACTTATTTTGGATAACGGGCTTGACGTAGAAGTCGAGGTCAAGCCCGTTGATCCGTACGCAATAACTGACAAGCAAAGACGAAAGATATTCGCCTTGTGCAATGATATCGAGGAGTACACAGGACAACCTAGAGAATATATGCGCCAACTTTTCATAGAATATGTGTCATTTGTCGAAGGGTACGAAAGACTTTCGTTAAGCGATTGTAGCAGGACACAGGCTAGTAAAATCATAGAAGTTATTTTGGACTGGATATTCCACAACAATATCCCACTCAATTATAGAACGAGCAATTTGCTTAAGAATGACAAAGCCTTTCTATATTGGTCTACGGTTAATCGAAATTGTGTGATTTGTGGCAAGCCACACAGCGATTTAGCACATTACGAAGCAGTAGGACGTGGACGTGATAGAACTAAGATAAATCATTATGACAATAAAGTATTGGCATTGTGCAGAGACCATCACACGGAGCAACATGCGATTGGTATTAAAAGCTTCAATGAGAAATACCATTTGCAAGACAGCTGGGTCAAAGTTGATGATCGATTGAACAAAATGCTGAAAGGAGAGAAAAATGACTGACATAACATGGATTAAGTTAAAGGTTGGTATGTTCGATGATAGCAAGATTAAGTACATTGAATCATTGCCAGAACGTGACACGATAATAACTGTTTGGGTCAAGTTTTTAACACTTGCTGGTAAGTATAACGAGCATGGTTACATTATGTTATCTGAAAACCTACCGTACAATGCCGAAATGTTAGCTAATGAATTTAATAGACCTATCAATTCAATTCGGTTAGCACTTCAAACATTTCAAACGCTAGGTATGGTTGAAGATGTTCAAGGTGTTTACAAAGTTAAAAACTGGGATAAACATCAAAGTCTAGATAGTAAAAGTAAACATAATGAGAAAAATAGACTTAGACAACAACGTTATAGAGAGCGAAAAAAGCAAGAGCAGTTAGAAAATAACGTTACCGTAACGTTACGTAACGATACAGAAGAAGAAAAAGAAGAAGAAAAAGAAGAAGATAAGAATAAGAAAGAGAAGAAGAATAAAGAAGACGACGTCTTTGCAAATGCAATAAATTACGTCATCACATTCTTGGATAACAACATTACTCCTAATCAAGTCGAACAAATCGGATATGCTGTTGATGACATTGGAGCAAATGCTGATGAAGTTGTTGAAGTGGCAGTTGATTATACAAAAAACAAAGGTGCTCATGTTGGGTATCTCATCACAGTATTAAACAACTGGGCGAAAGAGAATGTAAAAACAAGAGAGGATGCTTTAAACAAGATTAAACCTAAAAAGCAATCGTCTATTGAAGATTACAAGAAGAAATTGGGTGATGATGAATGAAAAAGCGAGAAGCACTTCACATCGTTGAAATCGTATCTGAAACATACAATATGCCTTTTGACGAAAAGAAAATTGATATATGGATTAGCGTTTTGACTAAAGAAGGTGACTACAATCAGTCTTTGAAAAAACTTTATAACTTCATCAAACAAAGTAAGTACAAACCAACTGTTTCGGATGTATTAGCGATTAAGCCTAAAACGTTTGTACCAGATAAAGTACCTGTTGAAGAAACACATCAGTACAAATTAGAGCATGATCCTGCGTATAAAAAAGAATATGAAGAGGTTAGAGATAAAGCTAGAGCTTTCATCAAGGAGTTGCGTAGTAATGATTAACCGTTTGAGCACAGAAGAATCAATTTTGTGCAACTTGATGAAGCACCCAGACTTATTTGCAAAGTTTAAGTTGAAAGCATACATGTTCGTCGATGAAGATGTTAAAACAATTGTCAGTTACATTCTTGATGTCGGTAAAGTCAACCCGAACGAAATCTATTTTAAGTGCAGAGATGAGCAAGACTTTGTTGATGTTAACCGCTTCACGCAAATTAGTAAGTCGAATGGAACCGACCCAGCGTTTTTCATGAGTGACCAAATCAACTTGCTGAATGATTACGTGACTCGTAAAGCTGTAGAGTGCTCTCAACAGTTTTTAAACAAACCAAGCAAAGCAGAATACTTATATTTACTTGATGAATTGAACAAGTTGAAAGATGTGACTATAGAACAAGGTAGTAAGACAGATGATTTTTTAGCGGAAGTTATGGAATCAGTGTTGAGTGATAAGCCTAAAGAGTTGATTAAAACTGGCTATGGTTTGCTGGATTACAAGATACACGGCTTTGAAAAAGGACAGTTGAATGTTATTGCTGCTCGCCCTTCTGTCGGCAAAACTGGTTTTGCATTAAACACGATGTGGAACATTGCGAAAGCTGGATATGAAGTATCATTCTTTAGCTTGGAAACAACTGGGAACCTTGTTGTGGAGCGTTTAGTTTCGATGATTGAAGGCATTCCCTTGTCCAATATCAAGCGACCAAACGAATTAAGCACAGATGATACGAACAAGGTTATGAGTGGTTTGAACAAGATAAAACAATTGAACATAAATATCTTTGATGAGAGTCAGTTAACCCCCTCAAGGATACGTGAACAAGCTTCTAAAGAATCAGATAAGCCCCAAGTGATATTTATAGACTATCTGCAGTTGATGACGTCTGACACACCTTCTAACGACAGACGTGTAGATGTTGAGAAGATAAGCCGCGACCTTAAAATCATAGCGAATGAGACAGGATGCGTCGTAGTGTTGCTATCGCAATTGAATAGGGGCGTAGAGTCACGTAATGATAAACGACCGATGATGAGCGACTTGAAAGAGTCGGGCGGTATTGAAGCGGACGCAAGCATGATATTTATGTTGTACCGTGATGACTACTACAATCGTGATGATGTTACAGATGAAGATAAGTCAGAATTAGAAGTGAACGTTGCTAAAAACAAAGATGGTTCAACTGGTGTTGTTAAGTTTGAATACTATAAATCGACGCAGAGGTTTTTCACATGACGGTATTAGAATTCAAAGACTTTTTAGGATACCTGTTCAGCGTTGAATACAGCGACGATACACGCATGCAATTAAAAATGGTGCAATTGGGTTGGGCGGTGGATAGATTGCTTGTGAGCGAGCGTATCAGTCCATTTGATGATTATGACGAAGTAAGTAAATTGATTTTCAATGAACTAGATGTAAATCAGAGGTGTAAAGATGACAGAGACAGAGTTGCAAAAGAAGATTATTGAAAATTTGAATAATTCTGATTGTAAGGTGTGGCGTGCGAATGCTGGGAAGTTGCGCGTTGGTAGAAGAACTGTACAACTTCTGCCAAAAGGCTTCCCAGATGTGTTCGGTGTGAGGTTGAGCGATGGCAAGTTTGTAGCCATTGAAATTAAAAAGCCATTTGGAAAATTATCAGACGAACAGATTGAATTCGCCAAGTGGGCGCAAGAAAACAAAATAGTTTACGGCGTTGCTCGTAGTGTCGACGACGCATTAAAAATTATCGAGGAGTGAAGCTTATGCTAGATTTACCAAGAATACCAAAGGATAGATCAAGAAAGTATGAATATAAAGGGCAGAAGGTTAGTTTGAATCAAATGGCTAAGTATACAGGTTTTGAACCCGCTACAATTCGACAGAGATTACGTAATGGATCCAATGTATCAGATATACTCAAATCAAAAAAATCATTAAAATTAAACTTAACAGAAGAACAAATAAAGAAAAAGGTTAGTAAAAGTTTAACCGAGAAAATAATTGAAGAACGCGTATTAAACGGGTGGGACTTAGATTTAGCAGTAGAACTTAGCCCTTTATTTGTAGGACCCGTAGACAATATCGTGTACAAAACGACAACAGGTGGCATTGATATTGAAGTGCCTTATGAAAAGATACTAGAGCTTGAGAAGTTTGGCGTATCAGCAAAGGCCATAAGTATACGTGTAGGAAGAGGACAGTCGTTAGAAGAAGCTCTGAATCCACAGTTAGAAGGCGATGAAGTTGACGGTATCGACTATGAAAGGTTAGACGACCTTAATAGGGATGTAACTAAAGCGGCATTACGACGTTACAGAGCAGAAAAGAGACGTAAGTCAAAGCCTCATCTGGACACAGTGCCTCAAAAACACAAGATTAGCGATTATGGTAGATATTTGATGAGCAGACCAGCGATAGCAAGACAGAAAACTGATTTGTATGGCAACGTTCAATTTATTTAGAGGAGTGATCAACATGGAGAAGTTGAAAATCGGAAATAGAGTGAAAGTGATTATTAAAAACGGTTTCTTCTTAGGAGAAGTATTGAATTCGTATCCTGATAATTTTTATATACGCACAGATGAAGGGTTTACGACTTACGTTCCTTATGACTCTGATTGGGAGAAGATTCCGTCTAGTAAAAAGATTGAGTATAACAATAGTGTTAATAGCCCGATACATTACAACTATGGAAAAATCGAAGTTATTGACTTTATAGACCAAGTAACAAGCCCTTATTCATCATATTTGGCGTTTATGATAGGTAACGTTATCAAATATGTTGCGAGAGCACCATTTAAGAATGAAATTGAGGACTTGAAGAAAGCAAGATGGTATTTAGATCGTGCTATTGAAAAGTGGGAGGAGAAAGCTAATGCAAAGTAAATATGGCTTTCTGCACAGCTATCGTTTGTACGATTGTTTAAACGCTATGGTTTGTCTTGTCATACCGAGTGAAGATTATGTTCGTGTTTTAGGGTACGGTCCGTATTTCAAAAAATTCGATGGAACGTATAGCATGAAAGAATTTGATGAGTTTAAGCGAAAACACAATCTTTCTACGAGAGATGAAGGTTTAATCTCAACATTAAAAAGGTTGCAAGAGCGCTTATGATCAACACAGTAAATGACAAGAAGTGCACACGTGATTTATCAGACAGCGTAAAACAACGTTACAAAATAAACACGGTTGGCAAGTCGCCAACACAAATACAGAAAGAACTTGCACATCGTGGTGTGAATGGCTTTGTAGTAAAGGTTAGCTACAACAAAGTTACTATGCTGGTTGAACGTAGCAAAGTTAAAAAGAATAGGGAGATGATTCGTAAATGAAAAAGCTAATTGCAGTTTTACTAGGTGCAACAATTTTATTAGGTGCTTGTTCGCAAGCTGAAAGAGTTAGTTATAACCTTTCGGAGGAGTCAGACAACTTTAACACAGTCAGAAAAATTACAGTGATCAACGCGATTAAGCAAGACATCATTTTTCAAATGTCTGGACGTATGTCTATTAAAGCAGATACAGGAGATAATCAATTGGAAGTCGTAGTTGAAAAACAGAACGGCGAATATCAAAAGCACATTATTGGGTTGTCGGACAATGTATCTTATGTTGTTGAAGATGTCACTACAAAAAATGTAAGTAAGTACCAATACGAAATTAATTACAACCCAAAGATGTGGGTACCAGCAAAACCAGATTATAAAGATTAATAAGGAGAGTGAGCGAAGATGATACCAAAATTTAGAGTGTGGGATAGCAAAGAACAGCGAATGTTGTATCCAGGCGACTATACAATGGAAATTGATAAATGGGGCGTACACATACACGGTAATAACAATCAAGTTATATCTGTTGATGAGCGCGAAGATGTCATGCAGTCGACGAATTTTTACGATAAAGATAACGTTGAAGTATTCGAAGGGGATGTTGTACGTTTCAAATTTCCTTATGATCGCAGACAGAAAGCGTTAGGCGTTATTGTTCACAGAAAAGATAAAGCTTGTTTTGGTATTTATACGACTCTGACTGATGAAGAATATGAACTTTACCGAATTACAGCAAAGCATCACTTCGAAGTGATTGGAAATAAGCACGAGAATCCAGAATTGATAAAAATGATAGAGAGGTTGAGAGAAGATGCCGGAATTTGAAGAACGCTTTGAAGATCTCGCTAAAGTACGTAAACAACGTGACGACTACAAAGATAAGCTAGAAAAAGTGGTTGAGCTGTTTGTAAATCATATCAACTACAAGTTAGCAATAGCTCACAATCAATGGTATATCAACTTAAGACACAAGCTAGATGCAATTTTATATAACGAAAAGGAGAATGAGAAATGAACAATCGTTTAGATTTATTAATCGCACTTTGTGATGAGTATAAAAGGTTACTTGAAGAATACAAGCAGAATAGACCTGGTGGTGTATCGAGAGCAAGATTAGAACGCACAGCATTAGTACTAAGACAAACAACACTTGAGTTTGAAAAAGGAGGAATAGGCAATGACTAATCAGTTAACAGTTGACCAATTTAAAGAACTACTTCAAATACAAAAGGAATTCGATGACAGCATACCAACATTAAATTTAAACGATAGCAGAATCGCATACATTGTTGAATTTTTTGAATGGTTTAACACACTTGAGACTTTTAAAAATTGGAAGAAAAATCCGGGCAAAACGTTAGAAGTACAACTCGATGAACTAGCAGACATGTTAGCTTTTGGTTTAAGTATAGCGAATCAACTTAATACACATTCTGAAGACTTGAGTAAGGTTTATAGAATGATGATTGATAATAATAATGTAGTTGCTAGCACAAAGTATATATTGCACAACTTTTTAGGATCTTACATGACTACTTTACTTCTTAAGCAATTTAAACTTGATGAATTTGAAAAAAAATGGCTTGGTCGCTCATGTGTAGTTTTACCAATTGGCATAGCTTACAGATTATATTCAATCGATCAACTTATTGAAGCTTATAAAAAGAAAATGGAGCGTAACCATGCACGACAAAATGGCACAACAGACGTCGAAAAAGGATACGTCTGAAAAAGACATACTAGAAAGAGTAAAGGAAGTGTTGGGTAAATGAGTATTAAAAGAACGATAAAGAAAGCAGAATTACTGATCAGTGCAATCCTATTTATTTTATCGGTGTATGAACTGTATGTTCGTCTTACTGCGAACGATGAAGTGGATGAGGCATTCAGCATGTTAGATCAACTTGACTTAAATAATTTTAGAGCGGAGGTTAGTGATTAACGTTTAAAGTGATATTTAGAACAAGACTGAAAGAGATTATTGTGATGCCAGTGACAAAAACGACTCCGCAACAAAAAAAGGAGTTTGTAGAATACTTACAAGATTTTTATAAGACCCACAAAATATTAATGCTTCCAATGCATACGCAGATTGAGTTTATAGATTAAAAATGGGGGTTAGTGAATAATGACATTGAGAAAGTCGACTATTAATTATTTAGAAAGTGAGTTGCGTAATTATCCGTACATGGATAGAGATATAAACAGAGTACGAGAAGAAGTATTGCACCCTTGGTCACCAACCGATGAAAATATCGGGGGCGGTAAATCTACAGAAACAATCAGCGTAACCGAAATTAAAGCGACAAGAGTTGTGAATGATAGACGGCTAGCACAACTAACAAGGCTTAAAGTAGCAATAGAGGCTGTTTATAATGAAACAACAGATGAAGGGCGCAAATTAATGGATTTATACTATTTCACTAAGCCTAGAACGTTAAATCTAACAGGTGTTGCTAATGAGTTATATATAAGTAAAACTATCGCTTATGATTTGAGAAAAGGTATTTTATCGTCTTTAGCCGACCAATTAGGCTTAATTCATTAGTCGACGGAAAAATCCCGGAAAAATGAGCTCACTTTATGTGTAATAATGTTAGTGTACAGAAATGTACAACGATGTTCTTCAGGTTGTTGTTTGGTAATTTGTTTTATCACTCTGTAATTTGAGGTATGCGTGCGGTTTTCTCCTTTCTAATCTAAATACTGTGTTCGTATAGGCGCCCTTGAGGCGTCTTTTTGTATTCAAATCTAAAGAGTAGTTAACGTAAAGGCGTGTGATAATGTGAAAACAATTGATTAAATTAACGCAAAAACAAGAAAATTTTGTATTGGGGCTCATCGAAGGAAAAAGCCAACGTAAAGCTTATATTGATGCAGGATATTCTACCAAAAACAAAAGTGATGATTATATAGATAAATCAGCTAGTTTATTACTAAAAAATAGTAAGGTTTTAGTAAGGTACGAAGAATTGCGTCAAGAAATAGCTGAACAATCAAAATGGACACGCCAAAAGGCTTTTGAAGAGTATGAGTGGCTTAAGAATGTATCGAAAAACGAAATAGAAGCTGAAGGAGTTAGAAAAGCTACTGCTGATGCATTTTTGTCTAGTTTAGATGGCATGAATAGAATGGCATTGAACACTGATGAATTAACTAACAAGAAAATCGAAACAGAGATTAAGATGCTAGAGAAGAAAATTGAACAGCTGGACAAAGGTAATGACGGACAAGAAGACAAAATTAAACAGCTACACGATGCAATTACAGGAGTGATTGTTGATGGATAAACTTAAGTCTTTATATACAGACAAACAGATAGAAATTTTGAAAGAAACAGTGAATAGAGATTGGTTTATGCTGATTAATCACGGTGCTAAGCGTACAGGAAAAACAATCTTAAACAACGATTTGTTTTTACGTGAATTGATTCGTGTGAGAAAAATAGCTGATGAAGAAGGAATCGAGACTCCGCAATACATTCTTGCTGGTGCGACTTTAGGTACAATACAAAAAAACGTACTGATAGAGCTTACTAACAAATATGGGATAGAGTTTAACTTTGATAAGTTCAATTCGTTTATGTTGTTTGGAGTACAAGTTGTTCAAACAGGTCATAGTAAAGTAAGCGGTATTGGTGCAATACGTGGTATGACGTCGCATGGCGCATATATTAACGAGGCTTCACTTGCACATGAAGAAGTGTTTGATGAGATTAAATCGCGTTGCAGTGGTACTGGCGCACGTATATTAGTCGATACCAACCCAGACCACCCCGAACATTGGTTGTTGAAAGATTATATCGAGAATGTAGATCCAAAAGCAGGCATACTTAGTTATCAATTTAAACTTGATGACAATAACTTTTTAAATGATAGGTATAAAGAATCTATTAAAGCTTCAACACCTTCTGGCATGTTTTATGAGAGGAATATTAACGGCATGTGGGTATCGGGCGATGGTGTTGTGTACTCCGATTTCGATTTGAATGAAAATATAATAACCAAAGATGAATTAAGTGAGATACCAATGAAAGAATATTTTGCTGGCGTTGACTGGGGATATGAACATTATGGATCAATTGTCTTGGTTGGTAGAGATTTCAAGGATAACTTTTATCTGATAGAAGAACATGCATATCAACATAAATTTATAGAAGACTGGATAACCATAGCTAAAGATATCATCAATCGATACGGAGACATTTATTTTTATTGTGATACTGCAAGAACGGAACACATAAAAGATTTTAAACGAAACAAAATATTAGCTAAGAACGCAGATAAAAGTAGATTATCTGGTATCGAGATGATTGCAAAGTTATTTAAGATAAATCGGTTGTTCGTTGTATACGAGAACATGGATAGATTTAAAGAAGAAATATACAAATATGTATGGCATAAAACAAATGGAGAGCCGATTAAAGAAAATGATGACGTACTTGATGCGCTTAGATATGCGATATATACACATACAAAGAAAAAAGGAACTGGATTCCGTTAAAAGGAGTGAGTAGATGTATCCAGCTGAACCGACTGAAACTGAAAAGATGTTAGATTTTATTAAGCCGAAATATGAAACGATGCCAGAATATATTGATAGGCTGATTAGAGAGCATACTGTTGATTTAGACGATTTAAGTTTAGGCGAGAAGTATTATAATCATCATCCGGACATATTGTCTGAAGAAGCGCCTAAAGATGCGACGGGTACGGTAGATCCACTAAAACCAGATAATCGACTGTTTGTGCCCTATCATCGCATTCTGGTAGACCAGAAGGTAGGTTATGCGATTGGTAACCCTGTAACGATTTATCACGAGAGCGACAAAATTACGGAGCTGATTCACGATACACTGACAGATGATTTTGATGATCGCTTAATTGATATTTTGACGGCTGCAAGTAATAAGGGGATTGAATGGTTGCATGTGTATGTGGATGAAGAAGGAATGTTGAGTACAATGCGTGTGCCGGTTGAGCAGTCGATTCCGATTTATAAAAATAAAGAGCGTACGGAATTGGTTGAGTTTATTCGTGTTTATATGCATGAAGGGGTCAAACGTGTGGAGCATTGGACGCCTGAAGATGTTACATATTATATGTATCACGAAGGTCAGTTAGTGTTTGATTTTTATAATGGCGAGGAGAATCCTACAACTCATTTGGATAACTATTCTTGGGGGCGTATTCCGTTTATCCCTTTTAAAAATAATACGGAGGAAACATCTGACGTACTGGCTATTAAAACATTGGAAGATGCGTATAACAGACGTCTATCTGATTTACAGAATACGTTTGATGAGAGTGTTGAATCAGTGGATGTGCTAACGAATTATGAAAGTGAAGACTTAAGTGATTACAAGCGTAAAAAGCGTTACTATAAAGCGATTAAAGTGGACGATGAAGGTGGAATAGATACGTTGACACACGAGATACCAGTCGATTCATCTGAACGCTACTTGAATATGTTGCATGAAAAGATTATTTTTGCAGCGCAAGCGGTTGATTTTGATAATGACAAGTTTGGTAATAGTCCTTCTGGTATTGCGCTGAAGTTTTTATATAGCAACTTAGATTTAAAGGTTCGAAAGTTAGTGCGTAAAACACAGGTTGCTTTACGTGAATTGATGTGGTTTATTTACGAGCATCACAATATTCAAGGTGATTACAAAGATGTGAGCATCGAATTTAAGTTCAACCGCATGACGAATGAGTTAGAACAAACACAAATCGCAAGTATGTCACAAACGTTATTATCAGAAGAAACGCTTGTATCCAACCACCCATGGGTTATTGATCCAACGGCAGAGTTAGAACGCATACACTTGAACGGTGTTGATGTTAATGCAGAAGGAAATATTTAAATTAATTGAGTCGCTTATCAATGCTACATCTGATGAAGCGGCTAAAATTATTTTGGCGCAGTTGAGTGTCATTTTGGAGATACTTGATAAGTTGTTTAATAAGTATCGGTCTGATGATCCACATATCACATGGACAGAATTCAATAAATACAATAGATTGCAAAAAGAGTTAGATGTCATTGATAGGTTGCTGGAAGGTGCTTATTCAGAAGTCATTGAGATGATAAGAAACTCAAAAGAAAATATAGAGATTGAAAACTATTACAGACATATGCATATGTTTGATATGTCGAGTGATATTGATTTGTCTAATGCAGATATTTTGTATGCGCAAGCGAAGAAATCACTCGAAAACCCAATCGAATATATCCGCTTGGAATCAACGTTTGAGAAGCATCGTAAACGAACAATCAAGCGATTAACGGGTCATATTGCGAATGGCGTGATTCAAGGTAAAGGTTACAACGATATTGCAAATGATATAACGTATTCGATGGGCATGAGTGCAAGACAAGCTAAAATGGTTGCTCGTACTGAAACGGGGCGTGCACAGAGTGAATCACAAGAGGTTGCTATACAACAAGCTGAGAAGTATGGTGCGCGTATTAAGGGGTATTGGGATGCAACGCTGGATTTACGTACACGAGCATCGCATGCGCATATGGATGGCAAAGAAGTCAATGATAAAGGTGTGTTTGTAGTAGGTCAGTCTGTAGGTCCAGCACCTAGATTATTGGTAGGACCGGATAGTGCAAGTCAGAATATTAATTGCAGATGTAAGAAGTTGCTTACTGTTAATGGTCATAAGCCGAAGAAAAGAAGTGCACGTGATATTAACGGAAAGAGCATTCAAGTTGATTATCAGACGTATGACGAGTGGCATAAGAATTTTGATCAAGAAAATAGTTAAGTTCACTTTGAATATCGTCCTGAACATGACGTTAAAAGGTTTATTTTTTGTACGAAAATCTTCGTGGCGTTGCACGTTAAAAACGTAAAGAGGAGTTAGATGTATGGAATTTAAAGCGTTATTAGAGAAGTATAAGAACGGTGATGTTGAACAAGACGCGGTATTAGATGCGGTTGATGCTTTGAAGTCTGATATGGTACCACGTTCTCGTTTGAATGATAAGAATGAAGAGATTGAAGCATTGAATGCAGAGCTAGAGAAGCGTAATGATCAAATCACTGAACTTCAAAAATCGGTGGGTGATAATGAAGCGTTACAAAGTAAGTTAAAAGAATATGAAGATAGTAATGCTAAGCATGCGGATGAGATGAATGAGTTGAAGTTGCACACAGCAATTAAGTTGGCAGTTGCAAAAGATGCGAATGATGCAAATGATGTGTTGACGTTGTTGGATAAAGATAGTTTGACGCTGAAAGATGATGGGACGGTTGATGGTTTAGAGGATGCTGTCAAAGCGTTGAGAGAAGCTAAGCCTTATTTGTTCGGCGCAAATAAGCTGAAAGGTAAAACGCCTATTGAAGGTGGTCAACCGAAATTAACACGTGAGCAGATTATGAATATTCAAGATCCGGTGCAACGTCAAAAAGCGATTAAAGAGAATATGAATTTATTTAATTAAAGGAGTGTCTATTATTATGGTAGAAAGATTAAAGTTAAACTTACAACATTTTGCTAATCAAGAGTTCCCTGAGCAAAATTTACAAACGATGGCAAGTTTGGATAAATTTAAAGAGAAATCGGTTGATTTTACGTATCGTTTTGAAAAGTCGTTAAAGGATTTCCAACAAGCGATTGGTGTATCGAATCTGATGCCTGTTACGGAAGGTATGACAATTAAGCTATATAATGGTATGGATGTTGAGTTGGCTGACGGTGACGTGGCAGAAGGTGACTTAATCCCGCTTTCTAAAGTAACGCCTAAAGTTGAAGAAACGAAAGAGATTAAGTTGAAAAAGTATCGTAAGGCGACGTCTGGTGAGGCGATTCAAAAGTACGGCTTAGATCAAGCGATTGATAAGACGGATGCAGCACTTGTAAAAGAGATTCAAAAGAATGTGCGTAAAGAATTATTCACGTTGATTCAATCGGGTAGCGCACAGACGAATTTAAACCCGGCGAATGGCTTACAAGGTGCGTTAGCGACGGCTTGGGGTTCTTTACAAACGGTGTTTGAAGATGATGCAATTAAGACGGTGGTGTTTGCAAACCCAAATGATATTGCGCAGGCGATTGCTGATAAGAAAATGACGTTAGAAAGTGCGTTCGGTTTGCAGTATTACACTGATTTAACAGGTACGATTGTGTTTTCAACAACGCAAGTTGAGAAAGGAACGATTTATGCGACGGCGGCTGAAAACTTAGTGATTGCTTATATTCCGGCTGGTACGTCAGAGTTAGGACGTTCATTTGCGTTAACGTCTGATAACACAGGTTTCTTAGGTATGACACACTTCTTACATCACGAGACATTGACGCATCAAACGTTATTAGTTTCTGGTGTGTTGATGTTCCCTGAGCGCTTAGATGGTGTCGTTAAGATTAGCTTAGCGAAAGCAGAAGCTAGTGTATAGGAGTGATGCGCAATGGTTAAGTTCAAAGTGTTGCATCATATCACGTTGAATAAAGAAGGGATTCGACCACGTCAAGGCGATGTGGTCGATTTGCCTGTTAAGCGAGTCAATGAGATTCATAAGCAACTTGAAAGTACTGAATTTGCACACAATCTACCTTATTTTGAACGTGTGGATGAGGATAAGAAAGGGTGATTAGATGACCCCTGATGATGTGAGAGCGATTAACGAATGGTCTAAAGCGCAATACGATGATGCGCGTTTAAATGTGCTAATTGAGAAGTATATTGGTGTTGCAGAAGCGTATTGCAATCATGAGTTTTCAGAGCCGTATCCGGAAGGTGTTCAGTTGTTTGTGGCGAAGTCTATCAAGCAGTTTGAAATCGAGTTTTTATCGGGTCGTTCAATGGGTTCTGTGAGTTACACGTTTAAAGATGATGTAGGCTTGACGCAGTATTTGAAGCGGTATAGAAAGATGGTGTGGTAAGTATGTTTTTAGAAGAGTTTCCACACACGATTACGGTTGAACGGAAAGCAGTAACTGTTGATCATACGGCTTATCCACCCAAAGAAGTGACGAAGATTTCAAGTGAAATGATGAAAGCCTTTATGGATACGCCGACTACGTCGCAGTTAGCTGATTTTAAAGCGATTGGTGTTGAACTATCCAGCATGCTTTTTGTGCCGTATGGTGCGGATATTAGGCGTACGGACATTATTATTTATGATGATGTTAAATATAAGCTGAATGGCGATTTAGAAGATCAAGGCAGACAACATGAAATATATCGTGTGCCGCTTATAAGGGCGTGAACCTTATGGGCAATCGCATTACACGTGGCTTACAACAGTATAAGCAAAAGGTTTTGAATGATGTTAAACGTGGTGTGGCGGAGACGACAGTTTTATTACATGCAGAGTCGTCATCAAGAGCGCCGGTGGATACGGGCGCATTGAAGAATAGTATAGATATGTCTGTGAGTGGGTTTCATGGTCGCGTGTCTGTCGGTTCGAGTTATGCATTATACTTGGAGTTTGGTACAGGGATATATGCGACGAAAGGTTCTCGTGCTAAAAAGATTCCATGGTCGTATTTTAAAGACGGTAAATGGTATAGGACGTATGGTATGGTTGCACAGCCGTTCTGGTATCCATCGATTGATGAGGCGAGAAGGTATTTTAAAAGTTACTTTAATAGATGAGGAGTGATTGCATGCAACCTAGATATGTGTCGGCGGAACAAGCGTTGTTTAGGGCGGTTATGAATCAGTTGTATTCGAGTCCTTTGTTTAAGCAAATTAAAGAACGTGTGTATGATCATATGCCGATTGATATTAATCATGATGGGCGTGGCAATTTAGTGCCTAATATGACGTATGTTGTGGTGGGTGAAACAAATACGCTTTCTTTTTATCAAAGTGCGGGTCATGATGAGGAGATTGCAATCACGTTTCATCTATATCATAGAAACACTGACAGTCCTTTGGCTTCTACTGATGAAGCGAGAGGGCTTTTAAGTATGTTGCGATATGTCGTTGAGCAATTGCCTGTGATGGCGCATTATACGACAGATAAAGTGCGTGTTGAAACGCAACAGGTTATTACGGATGTTGATGGTCAGACCAGACATGGCATTTTAAGAGTGAAGTATTACGTAAAGCATAATGTAAAGTTTAAAAATAAGGAGTGAATTTTATGGCAGTAGATAAATGGACGTTGATTGGTATTCCTGCTGAAACGCCGATTGAAAAAGCGAAAGCAGTTGACTTTGTGTTGGCTGGAACGAGTGAGTTTTCGCATGAGTTTGAGAATGAATTGCGTGAGAAAATCAGAGGTAATAAAAAGGATTGGGAAGGTGGCGTTGTTGAAGAAACGATTGAAGTCACTTTTCCTTATGACAAAAATATGAAAGGTGATCGTGACTTTGTTGAGGCGTGTCGTCTAGGAAAACAAATGCGCTTTTGGATTATTAACAATAAAGTCATTAAGTACACACCAGCTGGTTCTGAAGTGGAACAAGAAGGTCACGATTCAACGTTTGCATATGTGATTCCTGAGTCTCGTAGTTTAGAAGTGGATGATGAAGATGAAAAAATTGAAGTGACGTTAAAAGTGAAGTTGAATAGTGCGGTGGGTCATGAACCGAAGTTGCCTGCCGAAATCATTGATGCGTCTGTTGCTGAAACGATTGTGTATGAAACGATTGGACAAGCGACGGGTAATGCAGAAGATGCTACGACGCAAAATGTTTAAGAATGGGGCTAGTTGCTAGCCCTTTTTTGTTTGCAATTTTTTAATTTAAAGGAGTGTTTGATATGTCACAAACGTTAAAAATTAAAGGTAAAGATTATACAGCGAAAGGGTCTATTGCTTTTGTGCGTGAGGCGAAGCAATTTGGCGAGACGACAGAAGTGAAAGGGCAAATGACGAAGGGCGATGGTGTGACGTCTATCTTTATGGGCTTGTTACAACAAGATCCTGAAAAATTGGCGCAGTTTTGGTATTGTGCGGTGTCGAATTTAACGAAAAATAAGCCACAAATGTTAGATATTGAACAAGCGATTGAAGATTATGCTGAAGTAAATGGCGAGATTGATACGTTGTTTAAACATGCGTTATTGACGTTACGTCACGATGGTATTGTGAAGGGAAAGATTCGTACGATTTTGGATGCGATGCACAAGAAAGTCAAGGGTGGCGACGAAGAGGACAAGGCGCAACTGGAGATGTTCAACGAGATGTACAAGGGCATCACAAACGAAGATCTGTTCAGCAAAGCATAAGCTACGATTACATTTTAGAGACGACGGTACGCCTGCTTGGTTATATTCCGATTCATGAGTTGGATAATCTAACGGTGTATGAATGGGAGTTGTATGTAAAAGGTGCGCGTCATAGGCGTTTAGATGTATTAGAGGATATGCGTTTACAGTCGATTATGCAAGCGCGCTTATCGAATGGCAAAGATGTTAAGCAAATAACGAAGCAGATTGAGCGTGAACGTAAGTTGATTGATCAAACGGCGTCGTCTATTGCGCATGATCAAGCGAAAGAGAAATGGTTGAAACGTGAGGTTGCGAAGGTGCAACGTCAGGCGTTACAGCGTTGGTTAGACGAAAAAACGCAAAGAGGGGAGTGAGTCGATGGGTGATGTGGCACGTTTTATCGCTGAAATTGAAGCGGATATTCGTGATTTTGAACGTGATATTCAGCGTGCGATTGCGATGGCTAAAAGTTTGCCGGATGATATCAAAGTTGAGATAGATGCGTCGATTAATGAATTCAAGGCGAAACTACTAACGGCTGAAGCAATGGCGAAGGAATTTGATGGTAAACAATTTACTGCGGATATTAAAGGGGATACAAGAGATGTAATCAAAGATATAAAAGAAGTAGAAGTGATACTCCAAAAATTAGGTGCTACGCAAACTGATGTACTTGTCGATGCAGAAACTACAAGTGCACTTATTGATTTAAGTTTTGTACGCCAAATTTTGGAAGGTCTAGATAAAGCAAAATATGATCCAGAAATTGATGTTGATATAAGTGAAGCATTGGCAGAAATAAAATTAGTAGAGACTAATCTAAATAGATTAACTGATGTAGATTTAGATTTAGATATTGAAGTTTACACCGATATTAGTAAAGTTCTTTCTAAATTAGCTATTGTTAAAACAGAATTGGAGAGTATTGATCATAAGCGTGCAAAAGCTAAAGTAGATATAGATACAAGTCCATTCAGACGAGGGTTAATATTAGCTGATAAGCAGTTAAATGTTTTCGGTAAAAAAATGGATACGCTGGCAAATGATATTCGTACGACGGGGACTGTGTTTGCGAATATGATTAAAGGGACGATGTTGTCGAGTATTAGTATTTTAGTGCCTGCGATCGCATCGTTAGTTCCTGCGCTCATGGCTGTATTAAATGCAGTTGGTGTTGTCGGTGGCGGTGCAGTTGGCTTAGCGAATGCTTTCGGTATTGCGGGTGCAGGTGTTGTTGGCTTTGGTGCGATGGCTGTAAGTGCGTTAAAAATGGTGGAGAATGGGACTTTAGCGACGACAAAAGAAGTGAACAACTATAACGATGCACTTGATGATCTACAATCTGCTTGGCAAAAGGTTGTGCAAGGGAATCAAGCGCAAATTTTTAATACGTTGGCGAATGCGGTCAATACGGCACAAGTGGCGTTAAAAGGTTTGACGCCGTTTTTAAATGGTGTGTCGCAAGGTATGGAGACGGCAAGTGCTAAAGTGTTGGATTGGGCGAAAAATTCTCAAACGGCGAGTAAGTTTTTTGACATGATGGGCACAACGGGTGTGCGTATTTTTAATAATATGTTAAGTGCAGCTGGGTCATTTGGTAGTGGTTTGGTTGCTGTGTTAACGAATTTAGCGCCATTAACTGAATGGGTGTCTAAAGGGTTTAGCAACATGGGTAAACGCTTTAACGAATGGGCGAATAGTATAGAAGGCTCGAAAGCGATTCAAAATTTTACAAGCTATGTGCAACGTAATTTACCTTTGATTGGACAGATTTTCGGTTCGACGTTCAGAGGTATTTTTAATTTAATGAAAGCTTTTGCACCTAATTCTGAGTTGATTTTCCAGTCATTGGCGAATATGGCAGGACGTTTTGAGGCATGGAGTGCGAAGATTGCGAAATCGGATGGCTTTCAGAAGTTTATTGATTATGTGCAACAGAATGGGCCGTTATTAATACAAACGCTTGGTAATATTATTAACATTATTATCAATGTCGCAACGGCGATGGCACCTTTTGCATCGGCTGTATTAAAAGTGGTTGAAGCGTTTACGCAATGGCTTGCGAAAGTAACAGAGGCACATCCAGCGATTGGTATTTTACTAGGTGTCTTAAGTGTGTTAGGTGGCGCATTTATGGCGCTTTATCCTGCAATAACTTTTGTTAAAGAAGTCATATTACCTTTGATTAGCGCTTTTAGAAAATTTATCGGTGTATCATCGTTGGCTCAATCGGCAATTGGCTTAGTATCATCAGCTTTTGGGCTGATTAGTGCACCTGTATTAATTGCAATCGGTGTGATTACGGCGCTTGTTGGTATCATTGTGTACTTGTGGAAGACGAACGAGAATTTCCGAAATACCGTAATTAACGCGTGGAATTCGATTAAAGAAGGTATCGGTAATGCGATAGAAGGCATTAAACAGTGGTTGTCTGATTTGTTTGCGAAAGTGAATGAAACGATACAGCCAATTCTTCCGATTTTACAAAGATTAGGCGATTTTGCGAACCAAGCTTTAGGTGTATTGTTCGGTGGAGCGATTCAATTGCTGTTAATTCAGCTTCAAGGCTTGTGGACAATGGTGCAAGTTGTGTTCACGGCAATAGGCACAATTATTTCTAGCGTGATTCAATTGATCGTCGGACTGTTCACTGCATTGATTCAATTTTTAACTGGCGATGTTTCGGGTGCGTGGCAGACATTACAAACGACGATTTCGAATGTCGGAGAGAGCATTTGGAACGGCATACAGTCAATTTGGAATACGATTACTCAATTCTTGTTTGATTGTTACTCAAAAATTACTGGTAAAACAGTGTCGAGTTGGTCGCAAATTTGGGGTCATACGACACGATTTTTATCAAATATCTGGAATTCGGTTTCAAGTTGGTTTACTCGAGTTGTAGCAACGGTTGGCGCAAAAATGGTTGGGGCTCTATCGAGAATCATTTCTACTGGTTTTCAATGGGTCAATTCTATTCGCCAAACGATGGCAAACTTTTTAAACGCAGTCGTTCAGAAGTTCTTTGAAGTGGTCAATGCCTGTCGAAACGGCATGGATAGAGCGGTTAGTGCGATACGTAATTTCTTTGGCCATTTTTCAAATGTCGGTGGATATTTGATGAAAGGTTTGGCGAATGGGATTAGAGCTGGTATCGACTGGGTCGTTAACGCGGCGAGAAACGTAGCACAGAGCGCTGTAAATGCAGCGAAACGTGCGTTAGGTATTAAGTCGCCTTCTCGTGTGTTTATGGAAATTGGTCATTTTACAGGCGAGGGGCTTGCGATTGGTATTCATCAAATGACGAGTGATGTTGTGGGCGAAGTGGTGAATATGGCAGAACAGATGGAAAGGGCGTATGCGCCAGAGTTAAATGATATTTCGGCGACGGGGTCGTTTGATAAAGATTTACGTGCGATATCACGCAATATCAATTATACGATTAAAGATGATTTAGAGTTTGGCGTGGAAGGCAAAGAACCGGCTTATATTTACTTGAATCTGGGCGGTAATGAATTCCAAACGCATGCGGATAATATTAGAACGACGAGCAATAAACCGCTCAATTTAAAAGAAGTTTATGATGTGTAGGGGGCGATGATGTGAGTGACGTAGTGCAATATGAAAAGATTGGCAGTAAGTCTGGTAACCTAGTGACTACGAGTCGCCACCAGCTTTACATTAATAATGCCAATATGGATACGACGTTAGGTGTTGAAACGATTGCTGTGCGTGGTAGAAGAAGTTTTGCGCATGAGTTGAACAATGTTGATGTGCCAGCGCGTGATGGTGTGATGCATGTGAGTAAAAATTTAAAAACAAGAGTATTATATGTGACGCTTGCGATTCGACGTGATCATTTTGACGATTTTCATGCGGTGTATCAGAAGTTAAATAAACGTTTGGTGGTGGCTAAAGAAGTTAAGTTTAGTGATGAGAATCTTATTTATTATTGTCGTTTTGAAAGTGCAAGTGAGCCGGATGAAGGTGCGTTGTATCAAGAGATTGAGTTAAAGTTTGTGTGTCATGATCCGTTTAAGTATAGTGAGCTTCTTTCTATGGGATACACTAGTGGTACTGTATTAACAATTAAAAGTGATTACCCTGTCAAACCTGTGATTACGTTAGATTATAGTACTAAAGGGTTTACAGAGTTTAACTTAACGAATGCGACGACGAACCGGTTAGTGGCGATGAGGGATGTTTCAACTGGTGTCGAACGTTATTATAAACTTGATTTTAAAAGTCATGAAGTGTCGAAAGGGGCGTCAAATGAAAATGCGTTGCAGCATTTGTCGATGATGTCTGATTTTGAAGATTTTACGATTGCGAATGGGGATCAACTAGTGATTGATAATAAACCTATTAGTATAGTAATTAAGTATCAAGGAGTGTTTTTATGATTTATTTATTAAATTACAAAAAAGAATTGATTAAAATCATTCCTGAAGAAAATTTTGTGAGTGCTTATTACGAGAAAGAAATTAATGGCTTATATACATGTCATTTGGAATGTCCTTTGTTCTATAAAACGAATGAAGGACATTTATTCAATCACAAAAAATGGTTTGATGATGCGGTATTTATTGGATTATTTGATAAGCAGAAGCGATTTCAAATTTATAAAATTCACGAGCGTGTTGTTCAAAATGAGCAGTTAAGTGTTTTAGGGGTGCATTTGTTTTTTGATGAAGCGAAAGCGATGGATGTGATTCGTGATAAGCGTCCTAATAATATTGATGCTGTAACGGCTGTTGGACTGGTGTTTCAAAATACGGGGTGGGAAGTGGCAGATCACGATACAACGGATTTAAAAAGTACGACTTTTTATTATGTGACGCCGACCGAAGCACGTAAGAAGATTATCGAAACTTGGAACATTGAGATGGATTTTGGCTTTGTGTTTGATGGTAAAAAAGTGTTGAGTAAAGAGCTCTATATTAAGAAAAAGTTAGGGAGTTATACCGGCAAGCGTTTTGTTTACTGCAATAACATTTTGACGATTAAGCAAGAACAAGATAGTTCAGAAGTATTTACCGCAGCGATTGGTAGAGGTAAAGGCGAACAGGTTGGTGATGGTTATGGTCGTCGAATTAATTTTGCGGATATAAGCTGGTCGACGAAAGGTTATAAGAAACCAGTTAACCAAGATTTTATTGAAATTACATCTGCAACAGCGCAGTACGGCTATTATGACGATTCACTTAAGTCGATGAAGCCACGATTTGCTGTGGTAGAATTTGATGATATTGAAGACAAAAAGGTATTAGCAGACGCGACGTATGATTGGCTCATTCATAATTGCGTACCAAAAGTTTCTTATTCTACAACTGTTGCAGAAATTGGCGCACTTGATTTAGGAGATGAAGTAGCAATTATTTACAAACAGGTGGGTATTGCGAAACGTGCAAGAGTGCAGAAAATTAAAGTGAATATGTTGAATTACGCCGCGTCGACGATTGATTTAGGCGATTATCAATACTTTAAACAAGATAAAGTACAAGCGAAAACAAATAAGAAGATTGAAGCAATCAAAGTGGAAAATGAGCATTACGTGACGCGATTAAAGCGTGAGTTTGATGCGAATTACGAGGTGCAGAGAGATTATATGCAACAGCTTGTCGCTGAAGTGGAGACGAGAGCTGAAGCGCAAGTAGAAGCGGCGGAGGGACGCATGCGTGAGACACTCGAAGCACAAAAACAAGAAACTGATTCGCATTTAAATCGTTTTGAAAATGCTTTAATTCCAATTAGTACTGAATTAGACGCAAATAAAAGAAGTATTGAGTTAGCTGCGAGTGAAGTTAAGGCGCTTACAAACCGTTTTGATGAGAATTATCGTTATCTGACGATGCTAGATGCTTTAGCTAATCAAAATTCAGCTGAAATCACTAAAACGAATGCAGAAATTCAAAAAAGAGTGTTAAAGACGGATTATGATGCTTTGACTGGACGTTTGCAAACACAACTTAATGAGACAACATCGACTGCCAATGGTAATAAAACGCTCATTACTGAAATGAAAACGAACGTGAATGATTTAAGTAGGTGGAAAACGGAGAAGGGGCAGTCTATTGATGAGACGATAGATGGTTATCAACGGAAAGTATGGCGTGAAGATGTTGATGCATTGGGTAAGTTAGTTAGTAAAAATACGGCAGATATTAAAGTGACGAATTCAGAAATTGCAAAACGTGTGCTGAAAACGGATTACGATAGGTTGACGGGGCGTTTGCAAACACAGATAAATGAAACAGAGTCTACGGTTAACGGTAATAAAACGCTCATTACTGAAGTGCAAGGCGATGTTAATTCATTAAATACGTGGAAGATGGCAAAAGGTCAGCAGATTGATGAAACGATTGATAGTTATCAGCGTAAAATTTGGCGTGATGATTTAGACGCGTTAGTGTATGATAATGAAAATCTGATTGCGAAAGATGATATACAGTCTAACGTTAAATTAGATCTAGAAAACTACAATGATAAAGGGCTTTTTATTATACAAACAAATTCTGGATTGCGTGATGGTGTGTATATTACAGCAGAGCAACTAGAACCTAACACGAATTACACTATACGATATAAATATCAAAAAATAGATGGAGAATTGGTGGCTTTTGGTGGTATTGCAAATGCTGCATTCCAGCGCAGCGCATCTATTTTTGTTGATGGAAAAAAAGGGAAACGTATTTCCTATAATTATGATGACAGTGTATTTGTTGCGGATGATAACGATGTACATGAAGTGGTTTATAAATTCAGAACACCTTCTACATTGAATAAGGCTGATAGGTTTGGAATATATCCGAACAGGGGTTCAAATATTATAGTTACAGTTAAAGTTTCTGAATTTAAGTTAGAAAAGGGAGTCAAAGCAACATCTTGGAGCCCTTCCCCAAAAGACTTGGCAAGACACGTAGCTACTATAGAGCAAACGGCAGGCACTGTTAAACTTCAATCCGATGCAATAGCAAAAGATTATGTAAAGCAGTCTGCTGTTGTCGTTCAAACAGATGGTGTTTTGATAGGTTCTAAAAAATACAGCGGTAAAGAGATGGCGTCTGCGATAGCAGTAACTCCTACTAACGTAGATATTATTACAAAAAAAATGCGTGTGACGGGTGATATGCAAGTTGCCGGAGATATTAAATCATTATCTCTAAATGCTGTTTATGGCGATATTTCTAAACTGAGAACGAACGTACTTAGTGCAAATAGCGTTACAGCATCTGCAATCAAATCCGATTTATCGATGATTGATAAGTTGTTTTCGAATGATGCGCAAATTGGTAGGTTAACTTCTAAAAGTGCGTTCATTAAAAATATACAGGCGATTGATATTACAGCTTATAGAATGCGTGCAAAAGACAAAACAACATCTGTAACTGTTGAACAAGGTAAAATGACGATTGCAAAGTCGAATGGAGATAAATTAGTCATAAATAACGATGGTTTAAGAAGCTATAATGCGAGTGGCGCATTAAGGTTTAGAATAGAAGATGATTTTGTTACGACTGGTGCTTTAGGAACGCCGAATGAAACGGTTTATTTGGCGAGTTCACGAGAAGTGAGAGCGGTACACTATTCGTCTATTCCAGGTACTGGTAAGGTTGGCGATTATGCGTATACGCCAATTCGTGCGTCAGAATTTTATGGTAACCGATTCTCAGTCAATCACGGAACGCCGAATGTTCAAAACTTATACTTGTCTCCAACTGCAGGCGGCGAAGTCAGAGTGACGCATTATGAAACGACAAATCTTTTTAGACCGATCCGAGCTCTAGAAGTATATGCGACTAGGGTTATTAACAACGCTGAAAATGGCACCAACCAAAATTTATTTTTATCGCCGACTGGCGGTGGAGAAGTGATCGTTACGGCACCTACGTCAGACACCGCATACAGAACGTTGCGTTGTAGAAGTGTTACGCTACATGGCGGCGATGGTATTAGAAGTAACGTTCGCGGTAGTTTGTATATCGGTGTTGGTGGCTATGAGCTTGCTGTGACAAATAATGATTTTGGTGGCAATGGTAATCCTGTATACAAAAATGTTAGGGCGAAAGATTTTATTAAAGCGTCATCTGAACGTTTCAAAAAGGATATACAGCCTTGGGATTACAGCGTTTTGGACATTATTAAAAATGATGTACAGATTTATCAATATAAATACAAAGATGATGATTCTGGTTTGTTCCAACGTGGCTTAGTGCTAGAAAGAGAAACGCCTGCAGAATTTAAATCTGGCGATGGTATTAACAGCTATGAAATGCAAACATGGACGTTGAAAGGTGTGCAAGAATTAGCGTCTGAAAATGATTTACTAAAACAAAGAATTGAAAAATTGGAGGCGATTTTAAATGAATCAAATTGAACGTAATTACGAGAAAGAAGTTATGTATTTACAAGATGAATTGAAAGTGTCGAAATCTAATGAAGCGATGTTAAGAGCTTTATTAGATGATGCGCTTGAAACGATTCAACAATTAAAAAACGATAAAAACGAGCCTGCTCCAAGCGAGTAAGGCTATTTTTTATAAATTTTAGGAGGCATTTATTATGACAAAATTTACGGAATATTACTTGATTGAGGTTGCAGAAAACGGCGAAAAATATCCACTTATCCAAAATTATAGTGGGAATGGTTTTATCAGAAGTACAGTGTCAGACAACGCTTTTAAGTTTGAGTCGGAAGATGATGTAAAAGAGGCGTGCCGATTCCAAAATATGTTGTCGAAACTATTTAAAAACGGTACAAAAACATATTATGTTAAGCAAGATGTACAGCGTACGCAATATACTGAGACGGGCGAAGTTTATGTTGAGCCGTCAATTGATCATGACGTTGAGGGGGCTACGGAATAATGCTTGGTGCAGTTACAGTAAGCTTTACTGAAAGTGAAGCATTTAAAACGTTTATCTATGCCGGTGAACTTAGATTGCTATATTTCTTAATGATTTTGATGAGTATAGATATTATCACAGGTTTAGGTAAAGCATTAAAAAACAACAAGCTATGGAGTCGAAAATCACTGTTCGGTTACGCTCGTAAGCTGTTAATTTTTTGTATTATCGTACTTGCGAATATCATCGATCAAATTCTGGGTACGAATGGCGGGATTTTAGTTGTCACGATTTTCTTTTACATCGCCAATGAGGGACTTTCCATTGTTGAGAACTGTGCTGAAATGGGTGTGTTAGTCCCACAAGAAATTGCGAATAAGCTGGCAGTAATCAAAAATGAGAAAGGTACGTCAGTTACAACTGAAATTAAAGAAGAATTCAGTTCTAAGCACGCTCGTGTATTGGACGGCGATACAGCAGAAGTAAAGATTAAAATAGAAAAGTAAATATGGTAAAATGATAAATGAGCAAGTTGGATAGATGGTGGCTAATCTCTTGAAAAAGGGGTGATGCCTATGGTTATAGTTGTTGCTCCTGGAAAGGAGTAGCATGACAGATTATGAAATGCTGATGGTTGTATTAACAATCATTGGGTTAGTAATGATAAGTCAAAACAGCCATAAAAAATAACCATCTAGCATATACTTTGGTTTGGTAACTAGATGGTTAAAACATTTTTATCCAAGCCACCGTCTTTTTAACGGGCTCAATGTGAGGGGGTATGTGGGGAGCATGCCCTCTTGCATTTTTAATTTATCATATTGTGATTATAATATCAACTTTAACCGTCATCTATTTAATTAGGTGGCGGTTTTATATTGGAGGCGTATTTAATGAAGAAGAATGTTTTAAATTTGACAAATTTAGGTGACGGAAATCGTATCAAGCAAGGAGATAAATCGAAGATTAAGTTTCAGCTTTCGGATGGGAATTCTGAGAATTTGAATCTTGAAGGTAGTGCCACAATCTACCTGAAAAAGCGTGACTATGTATATAAGTATGAAACTGAAGTCAATAGCAATACTGTTGATTTACGTATCACGGATGTTATTCCGGCCGGCACGTACACGGTCGAAGTAGTTGCAAATGGCTATGTGTTTCCAAGCGACAATGCCGTTAAAATTGATGTGACGCCTAGTGTGTTAGGTAATTCTATTGAAATGGCTAAAAGTACGAATGTATTCAATGATGCAGTAATTGAAGCTATTGAAAACGATTATGCGAATCGTTATGGAGAACTAGATGTAATGTTCATAAAGTGGCATGACAACTATTTCATTTGGCCTTTAGCCTTTTCAAAGAAAGAATGCACGGAAGATGATTATGACAAATGGAAAAAAGAGAAGCAGGAACATGTGCAGTCTTTAATTACTCAAAGGCAACCTAAAAACTCTGAACATTTTTACGAGATTACAAGAATTTTATTCGCACGAACGCCTTTCCCAGTGGTTCTAACAATTAGCGAAAAAGATAAACCTTTTGAGACGTATTATTTTGAAAACAACTTTATGTTGCCTTACAGCTACATCCCTTATGACTTTGACGGACATATTAAAGTTCAATACATGTATAACGGAGAAGCAATTGAACAAAATTCAGTGAAAGTAAAATACATTGATGAGAGTCCTGCTGAATAAGTAGGACTCTTAATTTATAGGAGGAATTTATTATGACAAAAACTAGAATTGGAACATGGAACGGTGTACCCGTCTATACAGACTTTTTGCCTTTCGGAACACGACGCACGGGTCAACGATTAGTGAGTGGTAACCCTAAATTTGCGGTGTTCCACGACACAGGCAACCCTAACTCAACAGCACAACAGAATGTAAACTACTACCGCAATACTTACAATATCGGTTGGGATGCAACAGCGTCTGCTCATATCTTTGTAGATGATGTAGAATGTATCATTTGCATTCCGGTTACAGAAAAAGCGTGGCACGTACTATACAATACGCCGATTGATAACAATTGGTATGGTGATGATGCCAATGACATTGCGTTTGGTTTAGAAGCTTGTTACTTCTCTGACAGAGCACGCACACGTAAATCATTAGACAATGCTTGTCGTATCATGGCGGCTTTATGTAATTCTTGGGGTATTAACCCCCGTAACCAAATGCCGGGTCATCAAGAGATTCAATATGATAAGCAAGATCCTGGTAATATTTTAGCGGCAGCAGGTTATGGTCGACATGATATGTCTGTTATTGACAACTTAGTCATTAAATACATGAAAGGTGACGCACCTGTTAAGAAAGTGGCACCAACAGTTAAAGCACCAATCAAAGGTAGACCGCCACAAACTGTTTGGAATTGGCAAGGTACTTTCACAGCACATAAAACAAATACAGAGCCTATTGTTGTACGACGTTCTTATGGTTTAGACGAAGACCGAGTAGGAGAAGAGTCATGGATTTATCCAGGTCAATACGTAGATGTTGTACAGGTTATAAAGGATTTAAAAAATAATCTTTGGTGGATTGGCTTTAAATACACGGCAGATGGTGCTAACAAAAAAGATACATTCTTTATGCCTATTGGACCAATCAAAGACAAGCAACAGAAGATCAAAAATGAGAAAGAATTGTGGGGTATATTGAAAATTAATAAATATTAAAAACTTAGGGTGGCTGTAATGGTCACCCTGTTTTTTTGTTTTGAAAGACACTTGAGAGCAACATGTTACAATCATTGTTAAAAAACTAAAAAAGTTGAATAATACTAATAAATATTAACAAAAAGAGGAAAAATTAATCGTAACTATTGCGTATGAAATGAAAAGATATTATAGTTATTTGTGAAGAAAGGGGTATCTATCCAACTCTTTCTCGCTAACTAAAACTCTTTATCGTCAAGTTAGTTCTTTTGTAGTAAAAACTATATACAATTAGGAGTGGATTGTATAGCCCGGCAGAGGCCTTATATCTGACTGTTGGTCCCGCAAGAGACATCTTCTTGCCTCCACTCACATACATAATCTCTACTCGCTTAAGTTAGATTTTAGTACTCTGTAATTTTAAGTATGAATAATATGCTTATTCTAAAGCCGTACCTTAACTGGTGCGGTTATTTTTGTGCAAAAAAGTTGAACCCCACCTGGTAAATAGGCGGGGTTTTTAAGGGCAAAAATTAGGGGACGTCTCGGGGACGTTTTTTAACTGTTCAGCTTTTCTGGGGACGTCTCGGGGACGTTTAGCACAAAATACGATATTCAACGATTTTTAGCGAAATACAACAAAACCCCGTTATATCAGTGTTTGTGTTCACGAGATATAACGGGGTATTAACGAAATATAAGCAATTAACGGAAACGGAGGGA